AGTTGGCGCTTACCAAATAAACTCAGGAGCTTCTTCGGCTAACCCGCTTGTAGGTTGGGGTGCTGCTGGTTGGGGTGCAGGAGCGTGGGGACAGGGTGAAGCTGATACAGAAGCGTTACGCGTGTGGTCACAACAGAATTTTGGAGAAGACTTAATATTCGCGCACCGCAACGGGGCTGTATTCTATTGGGATGCGTCTGACGCTGGGGGTAACCTCAATACGCGTGCTGTAGGACTAACCACGTTAAGTGGCGCGTCAAACGTGCCAACTGTTACAAACAACCTTCTTGTGTCTGATATTAACAGGTTTGTGTTTTGTTTTGGAACTAACCCGCTAGGTAGTTCTGCTAAAGACCCTATGCTCATTCGGTGGTCTGACCAAGAAGACGCTACAAATTGGACCCCTGCAGCTACCAACCAAGCAGGAAGTCTTCGCCTGTCTCGTGGGACTGAAATCGTTGCTGCACAACAGTCACGTCAGGAGGTCTTGGTTTGGACTGACTCTTCCGTGTATTCTCTACAGTATGTGGGTGCAGGATCGGGTGTATGGTCTGCTACGCTTGTTGGTGAACAAACCTCAATAGCCTCACAAAATTCAGTGGCTTACGCTAACGGTGTCTCTTACTGGATGGGTAAGGACAAGTTCTACAAATACGATGGTCGAGTGCAAACACTGCGTTGTGACCTTAGAAAGTACATATTCACAGACTTCAACGACCTGCAGTACGTACAAGTGTTTGGTGGTAGTAACGAAGCGTTCCACGAAGTATGGTGGTTCTATTGCTCTGGTTCTTCCTCCAGCATAGACAGATACGTTATATACAACTACCGCGAAGACATTTGGTACTACGGAAATATGGCACGTACTGCGTGGTTGGACTCTGGGCTTAGAAGTTTCCCTCTTGCTGCTACGTACAACTCTGTGCTTGTAGACCACGAGAACGGTATTGATGACAACGAAACAGGCACACCCGCTGCTATTTCTGCTTTCATAACCTCTGCACAATTTGATTTAGAGGATGGTCACCAGTTTGCGCTTGTGTCTAGGATGATACCAGATGTGTCATTTGAGGGTTCTACAGGAGATTCACCCACTATAAACATGACCTTGTTTCCTCTTAACTCGTCAGGCTCTGGTAGAAACACAACAGCTTCAGAGAGTGGCGTAAATGCAGGCACTGTTGTACGTAGTGCTAGTTCGCCCGTGGATGTGTATACAGAACAGATACATACTAGGGTTAGAGGTAGGCAAATGTCTTTAAAAGTGGACTCTGGCACCACAGGAGTACAATGGCAGCTAGGTTCACCTCGACTTGACATGCGTGCAGATGGGAGGCGTTAATGGCTAATAATGATTACACCGTAGGGTTTGTAGCACCTGCGTTACCGTACCCACCCGAGGAATATTCTCCTTTTGAGTTTGAGCAGTTTAACAAGGTTTTGCGCCTGTATTTTACACAGCTTGACAACACATTACGAGATAGGTCGTTAGCAAACCAGTCTGAAGCTATAGGGTGGTTCACGAGCTAATGGCAAACACATACGTAAATGCAAAAATAGACCTTACTTCTACCAGCGTTACAACGCTTTATACGTGTGCTGCCGCTACAACTGCGATCATAAAATCTATTCTTGTGTCCGAAGACAGTGGCAACGCAGACACTATAACGGTTACTGTAACAAACGGATCGTCTGTATTTAGCCTGTTTCACGTCAAAGCTGTAGGAGCCAGTGGGACTGTAGAACTCTTGACTGCTCCATTGGTTGTCGAGGCTACAGAGATTGTAAAGGTAACAGCCGCTACTGCTAACAGGTTACACGTAGTAGCTAGTATTCTTGAAGTAACTTAACTAGCCATCAGTTTAAAAATATTGTAGTATGTATGCACCCTTAACAAATAGGTGCAAAAATGGATTTTATTGAACTTTTTGACGCATGCGTCAAAGAAACTAAACCTCGACTAGACAAATACACTACCCCTACATCGCTAGACACAACCCTAAAAGAAGAAGACATTGGGCTAGATAGCCTAGACTTAACTCTTTCGCTAATACTTGTAATGGATGTTTACGGAATACCCGAAACACAAGATTTTAATATACCAACTGAGTCTCTTAAAGCCGTAATGGATTACATGCACGAAAATAAAACACGTGATTTTGATTCTGTTGAAGCGGCAATGAAAGAGGTAGTATGATATATTTAAGTAAATTTGTGTTGTCTTCTACGGAGCATACAACTCTTGTTTCTGATGTGCCGTTTCCTCAACATGCGCATATAATACCTTCTACCTTTAGACGAGCTAAATCAGGTATGAAGTACCCTCCACATACTTTGTTAGAGGCTGTGGTCACTGATGAGGCTGTAAACTACGTGTTAGATAACCCAGTGCAAGGAAAAACAGGGTTTATTTTTGCTGCAGGTAACCAAGGGTGGATGAACAACAACGGCAGGTACGACAAAGACGATACCGCAGAACTACATTACAAAGTTAAAATACCCTTTATTGTACTTACAAATATCTATGCAGGACGAATAGCGAGTATATTTCATGTACACGATCACGTTTCTACTGATGCTAGTGCGTGTGCTTCTAGTTTAAAAGTTATGATGGACGTACAGAACTTAATGAATAACTTTGGGTTTGATCGTGTTATTGTGTTAAGTGGTGAAGATTCTGTTAATAACTTAACCCTAGAGTTTTTTGGCGAAGCGGGTGCTAGTCTACAACACAAAGACGAAGGTGAAATGCAACCTTCTGCGTTTGACAGCACTAATAAAGGGTTTTTCTTAGGGCAAGGCGCAGTGTTGTCTATCTTTGAAAAAGAACACAGAGGTATGGTATACCCTGAAGCTAAGTTTCTTGGAGCATATACTTCTGCAGAAGACAATACAAACCCACTGGGGCAACGCTCTGATGGTCAAGGCTATTCTAAATCTATAGAAGGTGCGTTGCATATAGCCAAACTTACTAAAGACGATGTTACGGTTGTAAAAACTCACGGAACGGGTACGGACGTAAACAACGCAGCAGAAAAAACAGCTTTGATGCGTAGCCTTAACACGTTTGTAGCTACTTCTTATAAACAACGAATAGGGCATACGATGGGAGCTAGTGGGTTATTAGAGACAGGACTGTTGCTAAACGACTTAAAACGCGGTATTGTACCACAAATCCTCAATAGAACAGAAGCTGATGACGTGTTTCTGTCCTACGATGCGCCAGCCCCACAGGGGGCATTTCTGAGTCTAGCCGCTGGCATGGGTAACGTATACTCGGCTGCATTGTTTTCTACGGAGGTGTAGGATGTCTGTTGTAATTGATAGTAATGACACCAAACTTGAACCTGCTCAAATTCTTATGGAGTTTGCGGGAAACTATAATAAAACTGAATATCCAACAGAAGTCGTTACTGCAGCGTTGCTAAAAGAAATTACAATACCTGACACAGACTTAGTTCAATTTGGAAATACTGTATTTATTGGACACAGGGGAAAAGGTAAGAAAAAACACATGATGCAGGGCAGAGGACTTACTGTAGATACGGCTCAAAACTTTATAGCTGCAGGGTTAAAATATTTTACGCATATGCAAAAAATGGGCATTACTAAGTTTGTATCTGAATATGATGGTCCAATTTACGACAGCGCGTTTAAAGCGTGGAAACAATATGCAGACCGTAGAGACACTAAGATTGCAGTAGGTAGGTTAGCTAACGGCAGCTCTAAAGCCTTCGTAGATTTAGGAAAAATTCCTTTAAGCGAGGAAGTGTGACATGTCAGCGGTATTAAAGGCGGTTAGTAATGTACTAGGAGCTGTCGGCGACGTAGTTGGTGGTGTTGTCGATGTTGTTAGTGATGTAGGTGGGGCAGTTGTTGACGCTGTTGGAGACGTAGTTGATTTTGCGGTTGACGTTGTTGAGGATGTAGTTGGAACAGTTGCAGATGTTGTTGTTGATGCCGCTGAGTGGGTTTACGAAGAAGTTGTTGAACCTGTTGTAGAAGGTGTAGTTTACGTTGTTAATTACGCTCTTGATAATCCTATTGAGGCAATCGCAACATTAGCCGTTACTATAGCAGCCCCCTACGCGGCTCCGTTTTTAG